AAGGACTCGTGTGGTGGTGAAGAGGGAGAATGGGTCAATCCCGTTAACTCGGGGGTTGAGGAGTGCTGAGAAGTCTGTGATGGCGCTGTCTGGGCTATCTGCCAGCACATATGCGCAATGCGCCATGGTAATGCGGTAGAGTGTGGTGGGTTTACTCAGCACTCGCGCCTCCTTCCCGTAGCCAACGCGAGCGTATCTCCTGCCTTGAAGGGGCCGATGGCTTGAGGGTGATGGGGAAAAACTGGAATGAGGCAGTGTCTAGGGGGCTCCACTCGTCCCAATCAAACAGATCCTGCTCCATCACTCCCCCCCAAGGTCTGCCGCTTCCGCGGCGTTAACACGTTCTACGATGAAGGCGGCGAGGGAGGCGTCGTCCTTCCACGTCCCACGACCATTGACAATTGCTACGGACTGCTCGTTTGCGTCTAGAAGCAGCTCTTCTTGAGCCTTCCAAGGTCTGGGATACTTAGTCCACACTGGTTCCACCTTTTATCCCCCTTCCCCGAAGTGGGCAAAATGGAGGGAGTGCTTGTGACGGGGAGGGTGGGGCAGCTTCCCACCTTCCCCTACCCCCGATTGCTTCCTCCCTCCACTCGGGATAATAGGCCGGGGTGGGGAGGTTGTCAAGGGGAGGCGGGCATGGGCTAGGCCCTCGCCCTTAGGTATGCCCTAGCCTTCCCCTATGCCCTCCCCGCCAACGCATGTTTTTCGCACGCCAAAATCGCCAAAATTCCGAAAACATCGCAAGGTCTTTAGAATCAACCCTGTGACCTGTTGAAAAGTCCTCGTTTTTCTTCCTATATAAAGGAATAAAGAATTGATTGGAGGAGGCGGGGGCGTCAAATCTGCGCCCCTCCCCCATTCTCCCCAACCCGGTGCAAACGGAGTCTCATCTCCGTTTGCCTCTCTATTTATAGAGAGGAAAAACGAGAGAAAAAACGAGAGTTGATTTGTTGAAAACAAAGGACTTACGTTATTGGCGGTTTTTGAGGGGGTAAAAACAACGAAGAAAAGGCGAAAGTGCCCATGCCGCCGGGCACCTTCGGGTGGTTGGAACGACCTTGGGTGGAAGATAGGGCGGGGGAGGCCAAAGGTCAAGCCCCAACATGCTGTGTTCCTCCTTGCACTCCCCCCAACATATGGTATAATCCCCTCAGTGCTTGGGGAGGTAGTGCCAACCTCCCCTCCCTCGGGGGCTCCCCTACAGAGCCCCCAGCGCGCCTACCCCGCGCCAGGCGCTCCTCCCCAAGCACTTCTTCGAGGGAAGAAAGGGGAGATATGTCAGATCCGAAGTCGGAAGTGGTTGAGATCATTGAGGGCTCCTCGCTGGGGAACTGGGATAGCATCCTCGAACGTGCGACGAGTCACCCGGCCAAGGGGCCTACGGCCGGCCAGCGCCTCTTTGCACGCGACCCCTCCCTCCCCTCCTTCTTCCGCGCCGATGCTTGAGCAGGTTAGAACCCTCAAGCTCCTCCTAGATGTCCTCGCATCCCCCAACACCCGCCGCGCTCTCGCCCGCCTCTCACGCCTCGACGAGGGAGGAGGTGGGGAGGGTGGCACAGCGCCTCCACCTGGACGAGTCGAGTACTTCGACCCTTCAAAGGCTCGTAGCTACACGGAGGAGAGGGAAAGATGGATGGAGCGCACTGGCAAAAGACTCCCTTGGGGCGCGGATATCCCGGGAGTTGGAGAGGCTGACGGAGGAAGAGTCGCGGCTTTTACTTCGCCTCTTGGAGCGTGGGGACTTCCGGGTGTTGGAGAGGGAGGACAAGACTCGCGCGGTGCTTGCAGTTAGTGCGCATACACCCGGCCTCGGGACCATCAAGATCAAGAAGGGGAGTGGGAGTGTGGTGAGGAACAAGGCGGCGAAGGCCGCGGATGCCTTCCTCGCGAGGGTGGGGGGGATTGGGAGGTTGGTGGAGTGGTTGGAGGTGAGTGAGAATGACCCTAGGATGCCATTGCCACTACAGAACCTCCTCACTATTGCCAGGCGGGCGCCGACGAAGCAGCTTTCGAGGCTTCTTGCGGAAACTGGTGCGAGTCATGCGGAGCTGGTGAAGTGGGCTCTCACGGGGGCGAGCCTGATTGGGGATGCGGAGGCGGCCCTCGCGCTGAAGGCAGGTCAGCCGAAGGCAGTTAGGAACCTCCTCCGCATCGCACATAGTGGCCTTGGGAAGTGTGGGGCGTGTAGGGGGACGGGGGCGACGAAGGAGGAGGAGCCCCGGGAGTGCCCGAGATGCACAGGCACTGGCCGCAGGCCGGAGCACCCAGAGGCAATGAGTGCCATCAAGCTCGTTGCGGAGGCTGGGAGGATGCTTCCCCAGAAGGGCGGGGACACCAATGTGAACGTTGGCGTGAAGGTAGAAGCGCCGAAGGCGCAGGGGTTCTTCGAAGACCAGATGAAGTTCATGCAGAAGATGCTCGCGATGCCGGTGCCGGCGCTGGGTGCCGGGACTATAGATGCGGAGGTAGTCAGTGAAGCTCAAGTTGAAGGGCGTGTTGAATCTGTTGTTGAAGCTCCTCACGGTGGGGAAGGAGACGGGGTTGTTTAGGGAAGGGCAGCGGGTGGAGAAGCGGGGCTAGTTCTTCGTGTATAGCCGGAAGGTCATTGCTGCGCGAAGCGCGATGGTGGAGCGCCTGACGGGGGTGGCCCTCCGGGAGTATTCCATTCGGGAAACCGATGGGTTGATTCAGGAGTTGGAGGAGATGAAGGACACCCCCATCTCCTCCCTCCCCGAGCGCCTCCAGAGCTTCATCATCAACGAGCAGAGGCTGTGTTGCATTGACTTTAGGTATTGGTGCAAGTACGCGAAGATCGTAACGGATAGGAGACGGGAGGAGCGGTTCACCCCCTGGCCGTCACAGGAGTTCTTCCTTGCGCGCGTAGCGCGCGAGGAAGAGAGGCAGTGGGATGCGTGGTTGGGGGCTGGGGGCACTGGCGAGTTCCGCTTTAAGGGCCGCTTCATCTTCCTGAAGAGCCGCCAGGTTGGTGCGACTAGGGTTGGGAACATCCTCGGCGCGCACGTTACCATCAACAGTGAGAATACATATTCCCTAATTGCATCGGACACCCCCGAGAAGGGGCTGGAGCTGTGGAGGCTGTGGGATCGCCTATACAGTAGCCTCCCTTGGTGGCTCGCGCCCGCGCGTGACTCCCGCGTCAAGGGGGAGGAGCAGTACTTCGCGGGGACCAATTCCACACTCGTCGTTGGGGCAGGAAATCAGAAGGCGTCCTTCGGGCAGGGGGTGACCGTTGACTTCTTCCACCTGACGGAGATCTCCAGGTGGAATAGGGATGTTATTGAGCTGGTGGACCAGGATCTCTTCTGGGCATTTGAGTCAAGCAGGAAGGTCTCCAGCATTGGTATCTTGGAATCAACCGCAGAGGAAGGCGTCGGTGGTTGGTTCAAGCAGCAGTGGGATCTGAGCGTCAGGGAGAAGAGCCTCTTCATCCCAACGTTCCTTGGGTGGTTTTTATGTCCTGAGAAGTTCACCCTAGAGGATCCATCCATTGTCCTCACCTCCGAGACGCTAGCCCTCGGGAAGCAAATCGAGGAGAGGTTCCCGGATGTCCACCTTTCCACCTCCCAGCTCCGGTGGTATCAATCCCGCAGGGGAGAGATGGAAGGGAAGGGGAAGCTCGGGGAGTTCCTCTCCCAAGTTCCCAGCTTCCCCGAGGAAGCCTTCCAGTTCGCCAACAAGAGCATCTTCTCCCCCTCGGTGATTGAGGTGATGAGTAGGGGGGTGCAGAAGCCCATTCAGGTAAAGGAATGGCGGGGTGGGGCGTTCGTAGACGCCACGTGGGATGGGGATCCCGTCAAAGCGGATGGGCTCTTGCTCGTGTGGGCGCCCCCGATGGTGGGGAGGACATACTACATTGCGGTAGATGGCGCCCACGGGCGCGAGGGCGGGGATGCACATGCGGTCCAGGTAATGGCCGCGCCCGTTGGCTCTGCCAAGGCGGAGCAGGTAGCGGAGTGGAGGGGGGTTGGGGGCGGGCTAGCGTCGGTGGGGGCAGTGACCAGCATTGCTATGACCCTTGGGGAGCTATATAGGGATCCCATCACTGCCCGCCCGGCGTGTATCGCCCCAGAGAGCAACCCGGGGAGCCCGAGTGCGTTCGTGACGTTGAAGCTAGTAGAGATCGGGTATTCCAACATCTACATCCACCGCCAAGTTGGGAGGATCAGGGGGGAGCAACTGAGGCCGGAGCTGGGGTGGCAGACAACCTCCGCCACGCGCACACCCTTGGTGCTACGTGGGAAGGAGGCGTTGGACGCTGGGGATATCCTCATCCGCTCCCCGAGGGTTATCGCAGAAATGCGCACCTTCGAGAAGAAGTGGACGGAGAGCGGGAGGGTTGTTAGGTATGAACACTCCGAGGGGGAGCATGATGATGTGTTGATCTCCCTCTTCATCGCATACTGGGTAGCGACGGAGGAGTTCGCGTTGATGGATGCGGAGAGGAGCGCACGCGCTGCGCGCGTGGAGGAAGTGAAGACCCCGAAGTGGGATCCGGGGATGATCGTCCTCTCGGGGGAACCGACTAAGGTGCCGGGGTTGCCTACGGATTTGTTTGGGCGCTTCTACTAAAATGGCCCCCGCGGTGGGGCTCGAACCCACATCGTCCACTTACGGCCACCCGCTTAGGAGGCGGGGCCGGTACGCGGGGGTGGGGCGCCCGGAAGGATTCGAACCTTCATCTCTGGCTTAGAAGGCCAGCGCTTTGTCCAGTTAAGCTACGGGCGCATTGCCGGGGGCTACCTGCCGTGAGTCCTCGCCCCCGGGTACGACATCTTTGTGCCCCCACATCGTCCCTCACGGCGTATGAGGGGCACCGTTTCTAGAGGGGAATGTAGGCCACCTGCTCCGCCTTGTCAACCCCTTGCCCCGACCCCCAACCCGTGGTATAATACTCTCCATCAAACCCAACATATAGACCCGCACCCCCGCCGTGGAGGCCAAGTAGTGCCCATCCTCGCCCTCGTTCTTGATGACGCAACGCATGCGAAGCTGGCGGCTAGGAGCCCCGAGGAGCCCCAGAAGGCCATTGTGGCAACCCTGGCCCGTTTCGCCGACGTTGACCCCGCCACGGAGCCCGTGGTGCTCCACGGGGGGGTTCTAGGGGAGATCCGGGCATTGCTTGGGAGGTTCTCCGACCAGGATGAACTCCTCCGCCTCGTGCAACGGGGGGCGACGGTCAACTTGAAGGGGGCATCCAGTGGGGTGCACCTCTCCCTGACGGAGCACCAGAAGAAGCGCCTCAAGGAAATGGCGGCGGGGGCGCATTGTTCGGAGCTGAAGGCCCTTCAGGATGTTCTGAAGGGGGCCTTGGTCGCGCGGTTTGGGCCGTATTGAGGGAGGGAGGGGCGCATGCGCTGGGACCACGACGGGCACCCGCAGGGGATTGATAAAAATGGGCGGCTGTATTGCCTGAAAGACGGGGTGAAGCTGTCCAAGGCGGGGCAGCGGGTGACGGCGGAAGACACACACGACTTCTCCGATGGCATCCACCACATCGCCCCCCACGCGACACTTTTCTCCCACCGGAAGGCCAGTGGTTGGGAGGATGCCTTTAACTGTGGCCTGGAGGAGTTGTAGTGCCTGAGCCTGCTAAGTTTGAGCTGAAGATCGAGCCTGCCGTTGCGGCTATTCTACTCACCATCGTCCCCGACGAGGCGGTTGTTGGCGGGAAGATGGTCAAGGTCCGTGCGACCCTCGCGAAGATGTTGGAGGATGGGAAGCTGGATGCGGGGGATTTCTTGACGGCCCTCGCGGCGTTTGCTGTGGGCGTGCCTGCGGATTCGAGGCCGGCCCCTCCGCCCATCCCTAATCCCATCCCTGCTCCGCCGGAACCTGCACCTCCGGTGCAACCGGACGAAGTGACCCTTGAACTGAAGTGGGCCTTCGAGCCGGGCACGGATGATGAGGGGCAGCAGGTGTTGGTGAATGTGCCTGTTGAACTACGCGGCAGCACTATCGTCTTCCCTTCCCACCCCGATGTGACCAATGACCGCACGAAGATCACCATCGAGGCGGGGTTGCGGAAGGACGGGAAGGGCCTGCACTTCTCCGATCACCCCCATCTGATCGGTAGTATCGAATTCATCGCAGAGCGCGATGGGGTGGTGTTGGGGACGATCGGTGGAAATGGCCTCGCGAACCCGCGGAGGGTTGATAACGGCGTGGGTTGGGGTGGGGATCGGTATGTGAAGACCCAGGGCACCCAGGGCGTCGCCAACATCCGCGTGAAGGGCGGGGCGATTCAGTTGTTCGCCCGTCACACCGCGAGTGGGGTTTCCAGCCCCCGCTTCTCCACCACCCCGAGCGTGTAACGTGCCCCTCTACGTCTTTAGGTGCGAGGGCGTAGAGCATGAAGGGGGGGCTCGGGAGTGGGAAGGGTATCTTCCGACCTGGGACTCCCCGAACGCCCTGTGCGCCTGTGGCGCACAGGGCGAACGTGTCTGGAGGGGGCGGCAGTACCATGCGGGCCTGGCGGGGTTCCCCCTCACAACTAGGATGTTGGACGGGGTTGAACGCACCTATGAAACACGCCAGGACTGGGAACTCGCCGTGAAGTCCAGGGGGTTGCGGATTCGGGACGATGCATCTTGGCTGGACGAGGAACCCGGCGAGCCGCGTTACGACTGGAAAACCGGTAAGGTCTCCTACCCAAACATGCACACCGTCCTCGGAGGGCGTGGCACGTGGATCTGACACAAAGGCCCCTCCTAGTGATCGCAACTACCATCGCTGCCCTCTCCATCCCAACTGCTGATGCGGTGCTGATCGATGCGGTTGCGACAGCGATCAAGATCGTCGGCAGCGCGTGCGGGTTCATGTTGATCTGGTACGCGAAGAGGGTGGTGAGGAAGTTGGAAGTTGCCCTCGACTTCTTCGAGAAGGCCCCAGAGGATGCGTGGGTTAAGTTTGGGGAGTTGCAGGGTGATGTGCGGGCGTTGAAGGGGAGCGTGGCGGAGTTGCAACGCCTTGCGGGGGTGCCTAGGTAATGTGGAGCCTCCCTCTCAGTGTGCAGGAGGAGAATGCCCTGCTGGCGGCCCTTCAGGAGAAGGTCACGGCGGGGTGGCTGGCGTTGCAGGATGAGCCTGCGTTTCTCGGCATTCAGGACACCATCCACTTCGTGAATGGCGCCCACGGGCTGGTGGAGAGCAACGCCCTCAGCAAGGTCCATCTCAACCGCGTCAGGAAGATCCACAGTGAACTCGCCGCGGTGCTCACTGATGTGAGGCCGTATGGGAGTTATGAGACGCAGGACGACAATGCGAAGCTCCTCGGGGAGGCCCTGAGTAATTGCAACACCCACTGGTGGCGGACGAGTAGGGTTGATAGGACTATTAGGGAAGCACTGTCGTTCGCTGGGGTTGGGGCGAGTGGGTATGTGTTGCTCCAACACATGCCGGATAGGGATGATATTGTCGCGAGTGTGGTAGACCCGCGGGATGTGGTCCCCATCGAGCCAGTCAATAGCGTTAGTATTCAAGACTGGCGTGGGGCCTGCATCCGCATTCGGATGCCACTGTCGGATGCACATAGGAGGTTCCCGGAGAAGCGGGCGTTCCTGAAGGAGTCGAACGGGAACGGGTGGTTCGGGCCGGAGACATCCAGGGTGGCGGGGGCGGTGCGGCAGATTTGGAGCAGTTTCTGGGATAGTGTTCTAAATAGAAAGCGTCGGGTGGACCCGCCCGGGGTGGAGATCATGTTGATCCACTACCGGGATGATAGTGTTAACAGGACCGATGTGCCTATTGAAATGGGCGAGCCGGGGACGAATTGGGCGTACACGGTGCAGCCGGGGGAGCGGATGTTCCCGCGGGGGCACGTGGTGATCTGCACGCCGGACACCATTTTGTGGAACGGACCCAATAGGTACTGGCATGGGAAGATTCCACTGGTGAAGTTCACCTTTGTGACGGCCCCGTGGACTATTTTGGGCCTGTCTATCATCCAGGACATCCTCCCCCTCCAGCATTCCCTCAATGAGAGCGTCCGTGGTCTCGACGATGCACGGAACAAGATCCTTCGCCGGGATGTGATCGCGGATCAGAAGGCCCTGCCTGAGAACGAGCTGAAGAAGATCGATACCCGAATGCCTGGGGGGACATATTGGGTGAATACCCAGCTCACGGGGAGTGAGGGCTTCAGGTTTGGCGAGCCCCCGGACCTCGGCCCCTACTACCTCCAATACATGCAATTCCTCCTTGACCAGATGGACGATGTGAGTGGTGTGAGGGGCATCCAGGCATTCCAGCAACTGAAGCAGATGCCGTCGAGTAATACCATTCAGGAATTCCTGAATGCGATGTCCCCCCTCCTGCGGGATATGGCGAGGAACTTGGAGGCATCTGTCGCGGAGTTGGAGGAGCTAATGCTCTTCAACTTCCTCCAGTTCTACTCCACGGAGAAGCGGAGGGAGATCCTCGGGGCGGATGGGCTGGCGGGGACGGACTTCGAGGGGGAGGCCGGGACGATGGTGCCGGGCGGGGGTGGGTCGCTCGAAGAGCGAGCGAGAAGGAGCGCGAAGCAGTTCAAGTTCGCCGTGGCCCCCAACACCTTTCTGAACATCAACAACATTACTGCCCGGATGATGAAGTACCAGCTCTGGAGTCAGGGCGGGTTGTCCACGAGGAGCATTTGGGAGGCGTTCGACATCCCCAACATCGGGAAGGCCCAGGGCGCGACCGAGGCCGAGCAGATGATGTGGGAGCGGGAGAACGGCCTCCTGCAAGGCCCGACGAGGGAGTTGGTCCAAGTGCAGCTGGAGGCCCAGAAGGCCGCAGCCCTCGCGCAGGCGGCCCAGGCACAGCAGGCCCTCGCGCAGATGGGGATGCAGGCAGCGGGGGCTCCGCCGCAGGTTGGAGGAGCCGCTCTTGGAGGGGCTGCCCCTGAGGGGGCAGCTCCCGGCGGTGGGGCTCCACGTGGCCCGGGCCGGCCCCCAGAGGGAATCGAGGCCCCCCAGCTAGTAACCCGTGATGGGGGCACTAGGCAGGTTGTGAGTAGGACTGGAGGTTAGGAATGCCAATTCCCATTTTACCGTTCCCGGATGAGGGGAATTGGAGTATTCCGGAGCAACCGCCTGGGCCTGCTCCGCAGGAGGGGGCGCCAGAGGCGCCCCCTCCGGAGGAGGCACCGGCCCTCCCCCAACCCCCAGGCAGGCGTAAGACCTCCATGTACAATGGAAGGGAATACTACTGGGATGGAAGGTGGTTGGTTGATAAGGAGGCGGTGGATAGCGCGGCGGCCGCTGCGGGGATCGATGCTGGGACGCTGTTGGAGGATCCGAGGTTCTCGGATCTAGTTATTGGTAACAGGATCTCCCGGAGAGACGCAGCGGTTAAGGACCGCATGCGGAACGTCGCCGCGTGGAATGATGCTAACTGGACCCCCGGGGCGAAGGAGGCGGGCTTCGGGAACTGGCGTGCCATGCGGAAGGCCCTTGTGGACAGCCCGGCCTTCAAGGCCCTCCCGCAGAGCGAGCAGGAATATCTCTGGCAGGCTGGCCCGGGTGCGTGGGTGGAGAGTGGGATTTTGACGGGCCGAGGGGCGCCCCAGGCGCCTCCAACAGACCCAGCGGAGCAACTCCCGCCGCCCCCGACCAACCGCCCCGCCCCCACCGGCCCAATTTACTCTGCCCCGCGCGTTGCGCCGACCACTCGGCCGGTTTCCACCGCGCGGACGGCCCCAACAATCCCAGTCCCCTCCCCAACCCCCTACTCCCTCCCCGCCCCGCCAACAACGAAGCCCTTCGCCCCACCCGCGACTGACAACACTGGCATCGGACAGTTCCCCGGGGGCGGGAAGATTGCTTTCCCGAAGTTGAAGGGGCTCTTGTAGTTGACCCCCTCACCCTAGTGTGATATAATACCCACATTCACCAGTTTTCCCAAATAGGAGACCCCATGGCCTACGGTAAGGGGGGTAAGTTGGGTGCTGCTAAGAAGCAGCCGCCCATCGTCACCCCCTTCAAGGACGCGCTGAAGAAGAGGGCCACCTAACGGTGGCAATGCCAGACCGTCAGCGCCTCCTGGCGCTGTACGAGTGCGAGAAGGCCATCTCCAACCTGGCGAAGCTCGTGCCAGAGGCGGCGGCGGAACTCGCAGAGTTGAAATCTCGGGTAAGGGGCATGGTTGTCCAACCCGAGGGGGGGATGGAAGAGCCCCCCGAGCCGTTCGAGGAGGAGGAGGACATCTCCCCCTCTCTAGGCTTCAGCCTAGACCGCTAACCGCCGTTCCGGCGGGGCGTTTTCAGATAGAAAGGACGGCACATAGTGCCTAAGCCGAAGGAGAAGGATCCGGGCTTCGCGGAGTTCATCGCGGAGATTCGCGGGGAGACCGCGAAGATTGAGGACGCGGAGACGAAGGCAGCTTGGGAGAAGGTGCTTGGGGATGAGGAGCGGGCGAGGCAGATTTTCCGAGGGGGCCTGCGCGAGAAGGACTACTACCGCCGCCTGAATGATGTGAATGCGGAGAAGGAGAAGCTGACGGCGGACCGGGTGAAGTGGGAGGCGTGGCACGCTAAGGCTAACGCGGATTACACGAAGGCCCTCGCGGAGCGAGACGCCGCTGTTGCGGAGTTGGAGAGTCAGGCGAGTGCGTTCGAGAAGGCAGGGTTGGACGATGATGCTGCCCGCCTGCGCGCGAAGAAGGACATCCTCCCGGCGGAGTCGGCCCTTGCAGAGATGCGGAGGGAGCTGGATGAGCTGAAGGCGGGCAGGGCGCAGTTGGAGACGGGCCTTAACAACGTGACCGCCGGTGCCCCTGCTCTCACCGCCGCCTTCGTCAAAAAGGCGCGCCAGCTCTCGAAGGAGGGCTTCGAGTTTGATGAGGAGGAGGTGCTGAGGCAGGTTTACAAGGGCACCGACCCCAACCTCGCGTTCGAAGATGCCGTGCGTGAGCAGCGTGAAAAGCGTGCTGCTGAGGACTTGGAGAAGAGGCTCGCAGAGGCCAGGAAGGCCGGTCGCGAGGAGGCGTTAACAGCAAAAGCCGCCCCAGATGCGTTCGCACCGGGGTTCATGAGTCCGTTCTTCGCGAGTGGGGGCAAGCCGGTGGATAAACTGGCGGAGGCCCGACAGGAAGCGGCGAAGATGGCGATGAGCTTCGGCAGGCCGGCGTAGATAGCTGGGAGCGGGTGGAGGTAGTAGATGTTTGAAATGTCGGGCTTCTTGCCCCTGGTCAACACTCTTGCCCAGAGGTATGTGGAGCCCATCCTGCATGATGGTGTTCTGCGAAACGACCCGCTCCCTGCAATGCTGAAGAGGAAGTGTCTGAAGCCGTATCGGGGTGGCATTTCCTGGCAGCAAAACGCGACGTACGACCTGTTGGATGTGTTGGATGTTGCGAAGTCCAACGTTAGCTACCCGACTTCCACGAACACTCATCAGGTTGAGACGGGCTACCAGTTCGACATCCGGAGCAAGTTGGTTCCGCTGAGTGTGGACCTGGCGCAGTTGTCCACCGACCTCTGGGGCACTAACGTGAATCTGGACTACCTGGAGACGCGACTGCAACTCGCGGCCCTCTCGATGAGCGCGAAGATTGCGACGGACTGCTATCGGGATGGCACGCAGGCGGGCCGGACGCTGGCGATGAATGGCCTTGATGAAGCCCTCAATGATGGTAGCACCAATGGCTGGCAGGGCGTGACCTTCGCGAACTACGGTACGGTCGCGCGGAGCGCGGTGAACGGTGCGACTAGCTCCCCCATGACCGGCCCGACGGCCAACTTCGCGGGCGGCAGCCTCACCCTCACCAGCGTCGAAGACGCATGGGCGAGTGTGTGGTACGGAGACGAGAAGCCCGACTACATGCTGACGACCATCAAGGGCTTCAGCATCCTGAAGAGGGTGATCTACAACCCGGCCATTCGGCTGGAGCAGGCGCCCGATCAGGAGTTCGGCTTCCTGAGTTATGTGTACAACGGCACCCCCGTTCATGCGAGCCACTACGCCCCCGGCTCCCGCACGGCGAGTGCCGCCGATACCAAGATCGGCTACAGCGCCATCACGGGCGAGACGCTTTGGTTCCTCAACAGCAAGCACATCAACTTCCACGTGAGCACCAACCCGATGCGGAGCTTCGCCCTTTGGCCCTTCCAGTTGATCCCCGGCACGCAGCAGGCCGTGGCGCAGTACATCGCGGACGTTAACCTCACTGTGACCCCAGGCAGTAACCGCTTCATGCGCTACCTGTTCGGATTCACGGACTAAGGAAGGGGGATAGAGATGGCGACTGGTAACCTGTTCGTCCCCCGTCTGGACATCACCACGGGCGACCCTGCGACCGTTAACGACACTTCCTCGCAGCTCCACTACACCGGGCAGCTCGGGCAGTGGGGCTTCGTGTACCCGACGACCTCCTACTGGAGCACCTTCGGGCTTGGTGGGCGACCCCTCGCGATTCAGTACGTCCAGCGAAGCGCGACCGACGCAACCACCCTCGCGGTGGGTGCGTTGGCATTCATCAAGGACTACGATGATTTCGTCGTCACCGCGGACTCCAGCGACTCCCTCAGTGATGCTAATAACATCTACAACTGTGTGGGGGTGTTTCTGGGCTCCACCCTCGCGGCAGGCAACCGCGGCTTCATCGCCATCGGCGGTGTTGCCCCGATCCTGCTGAAGGGCTCTCCCACGGTCGCTGCGGCTGCGACGGGCGCGCAGGTGGCGATCCCGGAGAGCACGGTTGACCTCGCGGCTGATAGCGTTGGTGCTACCGAAATCGCGGCCACCCCCGACATCTTCCGCCGAGTCGTCGCGAAGATCCTGAGTGCGAAGAACACCCCCACTGGCATCGGCACGAACGTGGTCAAGGGGGAGCTGTTCCCGTACAAGGGCGGCTTGGGGGGCTTCTAATGGCTGTGACCTTCACTGCTGCCAGGCAGGGCGACCGGCAGCGGGTGGGGACTGAGGCTATGGGTCACTTCCGGGTGACCTGTGCGGGGACTACGAGTGATAACGGGGACACGTTGTCCCCGTCCACCTTTGGAATGGCGGCTCTCCGGCACGTGATCCTCAGCTCCAACGCGGTTGACTCTGCTAGTAACCCCGAGAACGCCCTTGTGCTGGGCCTTGTTGAGCCCACCACGGGGACGTTCAAGGTGACCTTCCATTCGCAGGCGACGGCGGGGGCCACTACCCCCCTCGCGGCGATCACCGACGGTACATCCGTTGCTAACTACGTCTTCCATGTGACCGTGTTCGGGACGGAATAAGGTAGGTAGATAGTGCCCGGCGACGCGACGTTTGGCACGCTGTGGAGGATGTTGGAGCTGTATGCACCGAAGGTGCCAGTTCCACTCCTGAAGCAGTTTGTCAACAACTCGTACAGCCGGGCACTCGTGCAGTTTCCGTGGAGTGAGCTGAGGAGGACCGGGGCGCTACGACTGGCGGCGCCATACACGACGGGGACGGTTACAGTTACTAACGGTAGCGTGACGGTGGTTGGGAGTGGGACCAGTTGGACCAGCGCCGACCACGCGACGTTGCAGTTGGTGGTTGGGAACAGGGGGCCATTCTTCGACATCGCTAGTGTTGAGTCGGGAACGTCGCTGACACTGGCGAGCCCGTTTGTCGGCACCAGCGCGAGTGGGGCCAGTTACACCATCCAGCAGATCTACATCGTCCCCCCAGCCAACTTCATCAAGTACACCTCCTTCCTCGACACGACCCCCGCCACCCCTGCCCAACTAGACTTCTCCATGACGCAGGAGGTGTTGGACTTCTACGACCCAGGGAGGACCATCACGGCGGGGAGGCCGACACACCTGGTGAATGCGGAGTCTTCCCCCTTCGCAGCTACGCTGCGGAGGCCACGCTACGAAGTCTGGCCCCGTCCATCTGAGGCGTTCATCGCAGCGTTCAGGTATGTTGTGAAACCAGACCTGCTAGTCGGAGATGATGACACCATCATCTACCCACTCCGGGGGGATGTGATTCGGGAGGGGGCATTCGCCGACCTCGCGGCCTGGCCTGGGACGGACGACTCGCCCAACACCTACTACGACGCGAGTGGGGGGCGGAGTCAGTTCCATGACCGTAGGTTCCAGGAGGGGATCGCGCTGTGTAAGGGGGAAGATAGCGAGATCGCGTCGAAGATGGTGGCGTACAAGGAGGAGTGGCGGAAGCTATCTCCTTTCAGAATGCCAACGGCTGGCACCGCCACAGTTAGCCTCTGAGGAGCATGAGATGATTAAGACGCACGCGACGAAGGATTTGATGGCTGTGGTGGGTGGGATGCCTGGGACGAAGGGGGACTTTGTCAAGGGCGAGAAGACCTACCGGGTCGGGAAGAGTAGCACCATTCGGGTGGGCGATGTGGTGGAGGTTGGTGGGAGCCCTGTCGATCCCCTTGAGGGCCTCTGCTAGATGGCGTTTCAGACAAAGCAGGTCGCTGTGACTACCTCTGCACAGTCCCTCACCGCGTTGATGGGGCTGTCGGTGGGGGTGCCATTCTTCGCCCTCAGCGTTGACCTCCCCGCTGGTGCGACCGAGACGGTGTACGGAGCGCACGCTGACACGGTGACCAACGTCCCGGCGAACGCTGGGTTCAAGGCCACCGCGACGGTGCCATTTAGGAGCCCCGGGCTGCCGTTTCAAGTCGGGCACACCGATAAGACCTTCCTAGTGGCAACGGCAAACGTGGCGGGGTTGGTCACCCTCTACTAACCATGACCCTTGTGAGTGAGGCGCTTGATAGGTTGGAGGGGAGGTTGCAGGCTCCCTTCGGGAGCTATTGGGCGCGGGCGGAGGCGCGCTTCGCCCTCACAGAGGCCCTCCGGGTCTGGCAAGCGCTGACGGGGCAGGTTACAGGGAGTGTCAGGGTGCCGGTCGGAGCGGGGGATGTCTGGATCACCTCTCCCCACCAGTTGGTGAGTGTTAGCCGCATCAAGAGGGTTGATGGCACCCCGTTGGTGCAGTATTCAACGTCGGAGCTGGACGCGGAGTTTCCAACGTGGGAGGCAGCAACGGGGGCGGTGGTGCTTCGGTGGGCGCCTGAAGGCGCGAGGTTGGTCGCGATCAATCCGGCCCCAACGGGGCCGGTGACGCTGGTGATGGAAGGCATCTTGGATGTCGGCCTCCTTGAGGAGGGGGACACCTTGGCTGTGGGGGATGAGGAGTTGACCATCCTCCTGGAGTACGCAAGGAGCCCATACCTGGCATTCAAGGAGGCCCCGGGGGAGTTGAACACGGAAAGCCTCTCGCGAATGGCAACTGCGGCGGGGCGGAGGAACGCGGTGCTGCGGAATAGTAGCTTCTACGCTCGCTATGCGGGGATGGATCGGGTGATGGCAGGGAAGCAGGGCGGGGTGCCGGAAGTGGGAGCCGAGGGGATGGGGGCGAGGTAGATGCTTTGGCTCGATAAGCAGCTTGGGGTGGTGTTGGAGGTTGACCCGAGCGGGCGCTCTAGGGAGCTACCAAGCTACGTGTGCGGGCACTGCTCGGACGTGGTGGTGCTGAACCCCCTCCGCACACGGGAGCGAAGGAAGTGCATCCGGTGTGGGAGTTTGATCTGTGAGGAGCGGGCGATTTGCATGGCTGAGTGCCTCCCGCAACACGCGCTGGCGTTGGAGAACAGCTCCTCCCCCCTGGCGCTTCGCGCCAATGCAGTCCTCGACGGTGCGCGCACGTCGGAAGAAGTTGATCGCATGTTGGCCTTGACCTAGGAGAAGGAGAAAGATGGGCATCTACAACATTTCCCTCGCGGGAGCCACGGCTAACACGAGCAATGACTCCCTGACGTTTGTGACCGCCGCTAGCGGCCAGGACTCGCGCTTTCATATTGTGGAAGTGTTCTTCGGCGGGGAGAGCGCGAGCGCGAGCAAGGTGCGGTTTCATTTTGACAGGAGCACCGGTGGGACCACGCCGGGTGGGGCGGCAAGTGTCATCCCGCTGGACGAGAATGGCGAAACCGGCGCCGAGATCCTCCTGAATGCTTACACCACCTGGAGCGCCCAGCCGACGTTGAGCGGTAATAGGGTTCTCACGCCCCTCTTTGAAGGTGCGGGCGGGCAGTATAGGTGGTTCGCGGTGCCGGGAAGGGCGATTGTGGTCGGCACGGGCGCTGCGGCCAAGAACCTCTCCATTCGGGCGGGGAATGGTGGTGGTACCTCCTTCTCTGCTGACATCAAGATCGAGAGGATCTAAAAGGTGTGCCCACCTTCTCGGTGTATGTTGAAGGCCGAAGCCCCCTAGCGATCCAGCTCACCGCAGCGAGCACGCTTCGCGTGCTCGGGTGGGATGTGGTGGGGGATAGTGCATTCGGGCAGACGAGCAGGCCAGTGCTGTACCGGCCGTCTACCCCTGGTATCGGACGTGCGAGTGGGGAGACATCCCACTCCACCTGTCTCGATGGGGATAGCGAGAAGATCGCGCCCACAGCGCAGGTTGTGACCGTTTTCGCCGTCTACCCCTCCCTCCCAGAGACATTTCAAACCAGCAATGCCCTCCCGTATAGGAGTAGTAGGGTGGGGGTGGGGGCAGTGTTGCACCCCGGCGAGAGCATCGTCCTCTACGCCTCCACGGACTTCGAGGGGAGCTTTAGGGGGGAGGCCCCGAGCGTCCACACGTGGTCTGGGACGTTGTGGTGGGAGGAGGACACGGCCCCCTCTGCGGGGGAGGTGGTGTTCGCGTCGGATGGAGAAGACACCACCAAGGGCCTGAGTTGGTTCCCCATCAACTGGCCGAGCGGGTTTGACGTGATGCTTGGCGAGGGTGGGGAGGTGTTGCCTATTCAGGGGGGCGGGTCGTTGGTGCCGCCCGGGGTGGTGGAGGAGTTTGGGGATGACGGGGAGGAGAGCGTCTTCCACCCCCTCCTCCAGCTCCTGGCCGAAGCGCCGGATCAGGGAGTTGTTGTCTCCTCCCCGGAGGGGGTCTGGGTTATCTCCCCGCCAGACGGGTGGGAGAGGGATGTTCTACTCGACTGGGCCAGTGCGTGGGTGGCGCCGGATGAGGGTGGAGCGCTCCCAGCTATCCTCCCATGGACGGTGTGGAGGATCCAAGTCAAGGATCTCCTAGATGAGATCCAGTATCACATGCTAGAGGCTACGGTAGATGGTGGGCAAACGTGGCAATTTAGTGCCTGGACAGCGAGTAGGGTTGAGAAGTATCTGAGGGAGCGCGTGACGAGGTGGTTGTATGAGACGCGCTTCGTCAGGAGCCGCCAGACCTTCACCACCGTCGCGGGGGAGGGGGAGTATGCGTTGGATTCGGCTGTCTCCCTCCTCCAGCGCGTCTACGCAACGAAGCCCCTCTCGCGGGTTGATAGGTGGATGTTGGACCACTCGAATGTGGGGTGGGAGGGGGCTAGCGGGGCGCCAGCGGCATTTGTTGAAGACACTGGGAGTGTGAGGCTGACGCCAACCCCGCAGAGGTCGGCCGCTGCCTCCTACATCTTCGTCCCAACCACCCCAGTAGAAGGCGGCGCCGTGTTCATCTTCAACACCCTCACAATCCCCGCTACCTTCTCCTGGGGAGTGAAGTATGGGGTGATGGCGGACATGCTGATGGCGGAGGGGGAGGGGAACGACCCGACGAGGGCGGCGTACTGTGAGACGCGCTTCGCCGATAGTGTGGCCCTGGCGAGGATGATGATGGGGGAGAGCGTTGGAGCTAAGTAGGACTTACACACCGGGGTTTGCAGGGTTGCTCCCATTTAGTGTGGGCATTGCGGGGACGCCCATTAACAAAGAAGCCATCCTCGCGTGCGTTTTGCAGGAGGATGGGGCGTATGCCCGTTGGCGTTTGAACGAGAGCGTCCCCCCATTCGCGTCCCTCGCGTGGACAATCAACTACGACAGCGCGATTCCGAGTGGGGCAACCATCACGAGTCTGGATTGTGCCTATCGCTATGCTGGTGGCACGGTCGCAGATTTGCAGGCCAAGGTCTGGAGTGGCTTCCCCTCTCCAGTCGAGGCGGGGGTTCTCCTCCCTCTCCCCACAACCGCAGCGGGGGACGACGAGCCGAAGTCAGAGAACTTCGTTGAGGCAACTGGGGTGCTAACTGAAGATGGCTTCGCCCAGCCCTTCACCGTCAGCGGCCTGCAAACCAACGCCTATGCATTTGAGTGGACGGTCGGGCCGGATCATGCGGCCCCGGGCACGTGGTATGTGGATAAATGCGCGCTCACTGTGCGTTTCCAACTCCCCACCCCTACCTCCGTCGGCGCTGTTGCTTTCCACGCAGTCAAGCGGAATAGCGTTGGGGTGAGGGGGAGTGTGGGGCTCACAATGGGGGCGTTGAGTGCTGAATATCCCCTCACGTGCTGGTTCGAGTACACGAAGATGGATCCAGCAGCAGAGGGCTTCGTAGACGCAACCCTCGGGCAGGGGCGGGTGGAGAGTTCGGACAAGCAGGTCATCAGCGGCCTCCCCAGCGACGCCAGCCGCGCGGTGAGTGTGAGCGGGACGCTGGTGGGACTCACACCTGGGAGCACCTACTACGTGCGGTTGGCGACATCCACCGCTGGGAATGACGAGACCTTCGGGCCGTGGACAGCAGTCACCACCCCTATCTTCGATAGCAAGGCCAGCTTCTAATGGACTACCAGCAGGTTGAGGTAACGGCGCTCTCCCGGGGGGTGAACCTCAGAGATGTGCCTGACGGTCTGGCCGAAGGCGAGTGGCGGAGGCTCACCAACGTAAGGGCTCTCGCGGAGGGGGCTATCTCGACGCGGCCCGGGCGGAGGTGGGTTGCGGGAGTGCAGAATGGGAGGGATGTCCACACCCTAACCACCCTTGGGGAGAGGGTTATTAGCGGGAGCGGGCGGGAGTTGTTCAGGGATGGGGAAGCCTACCCGACCACCTTCACCGGGCGGCCCGTCAGTTGGGTGAAGCACCGGGGGAGTGACGGGGACGAGAGGTGGCTGTACGTCGCGGACGGCGGGCAGTTCAGGATGCTGGGGGAGGATGGGAGTGATATCAAGTGGGGGATTACAGAGCCCACGAAGGGGGTTGTTGTTAACGTACTGACAGACACAGGGTTGTTGAACTCCAGTGTCTACGGCGCCTTCGTCTATGACTGGAGATATGTGTATAAGAACTCCAGAACTGGCGCGAGGTCGAACCCATCTCCGATCTTGACTGGCACCGCGGTGGTCAACAAGAAGGTCAAGCTCATCGCTGAGTGCTCCCTCGACGGGCAGGTTGATACGATTGAGTTTTGTCGAAGGGGTGGGTTGAATGGGCTGGATACGTGGAGGGTGGTTGGGGCTGCGCCCAACAAGGGGGTAGACCCCTCCACCGGTGCCCCACAAAAGGTGGAGTTCATCGATAACGTCTCCGACGCGAATGCGGTGGATGGGTTTGTTATGCGGACAGATAACAACGTCCCCTTCACCACCACCGATGCGAGGGGGAATGCGGTGAAGGAGGCCGCGTTCGCCTACATCTGGGGGCCGCTTGAGGGGAAGTGGATCTTCGCGTGTGGGGATCCGAATAGGCCCGGGCATGTTTACTGGACGAACCCAAGTAGGCCACATAGTGCAAGTCCATCCAACAACATCGCCGTTTCCTCCCCCGAGGAGCCGTTGGTGGGGGGTTTCATCTTCGGGGGCACGTGCTATTGTTGGACGGCGGAACACCTCTACGCCCTCGACTATCAGGGGGACGATGCTATTGTCAGCTTCGTCCCACGAAGGACGTTCGTTGGGCGGGGCCTGTCGCTCCCCTTCGCCTTCGCAGTCGGCCCCCTGATCTGGTTCTTCTCCAAGGATGGGTTGTATGTGACGGATGGGCAGAGCCCGGCGGAGCCATTTACCGAAACTGCCCTCCGCCCGTTGTTCTCCCCCCACGTGGAGGAGAGGAAGTACATCGCCCCGGGAGCGCTCGGGCAGATCCAATGGCCGGCTTTCACAACAGCGGTGGAGGAGTTCGAGGGCGGGCAGGGGGTTAGTGGTGTCATCCGGGATTTCTCCATCAGCGCCCCGCCCTCGGCGACGGTAGCAATTGGAGGGAGTGGGAGTGTTCAGGTGACAGTCTCCTCCCTCGGGCAGTTCTGGGGAGATGTGGGGTTGGGAGTGAGTGGAACGCCCCCACCTGGAGTGACTTTCTCTTTCTCCCCACAGAGCGGGGTGCCGGGGACGGGGAGCTTCACTTCCACCCTAACCATCTCCGCAAGCGCAAGCGCAGTTGCAGGGAGTTTCACTATCCAGGTCCGCGGCCAGCGCGTTGGGGGCTCCCTCTCCCATTTGAGTGACCCAATCACGGTGACCATTAGCGGCGCTGCCCCCACCCCTCCCCCCACCGGGAGCTTCACCCTCTCCGCAGTTCCCTCCACCCTCAGCGTGCAGCGGGGCGGGGTGGTGATGGGGGAGGTTAGGGTAGAGGCCCTTGGTGGCTTTGCCGCGGAGGTAGCGCTGGTGCCTGCGGGACCAGCCGGGGTGCAGGTGACCATCTTGCAAACCTCCATCCTCCCGCCTTCGGCGGGGGCGACCATTCAAGTGGAGGCAGCAGGGACTGCCTTGCTGGGCACCTACACCATCACCATCACCGGCACGTCGGGGGCACTGAGCGCCACTACTACCATCCTCCTAACCATCACCGCTGAGAGCGCCCCAGTCCCCGCCGAGAGCATCATCGGAATGCTCCGGGTGGTGTATGGTGGGCAGGAGTTGCACGTCCACTACAAGGATGTCCTTGGGCAATGGGTGCATCTACGGAATCATCTCCCATATAACAGGTGGAGTAATGATGAGAGTCCGGAGGTTTCTGGATATGGGAGCATCTATGAGACTATCTCCTACCTCGATGAAGCCCAGCCCAACACAACCCTGTTGATCGGCACCAACACGGGGCTGGTGGCCGTCGAGAGGGGCACCTACGATTACGTTGAAGGCAACAAGATCCAGTGCAGGATCAGGAGTAGGAGCGAGCACTTCGGCGCGCCGAGGACGTTGAAGGAGCTTGGGAACGTCATTGTTGAGGCGGATCTGGGGGATGCAGTGTTGCCCCTAGCCCTCAACCCCTCCCAACCCACCGGCATCGCCTTCATCCCCTTCATCAACGCAGAGACGACGATGTTGGCGTGGCAGAGGGTGGGGACGGGGGCGGGCCGAAGGCGCTTCCCGCGGGCCTTCAAGGACTCCAACAACGGGGAGTTGGTGTTCGCGTATAGTGTCGCGGTGGATTTGGAATGGAATGGGAATGCGACCATTTATGGCTGGCTCCTCCAGTTCCACCCAGACGAGGAGTTCATTACCAACTGGTCCTTCGGGCCTTCCACAATGGGGGGGACGGGATATACCCACATCCGCGATGTCTACCTCACCATCACCAACCCGAATGGGGCGCTGACGCCGAGGGTTCAGGTGGATGGGGTTTGGTATGCGTTGAAGGGGGATGATGGGAGTGTTGGTATCCCGGCTGGCACTGTCAAGAGGAAGGTCCACCTCTGGGGGCCGCCTGTTAAGGGAAAGGTCTACAGGTGGGACATCGCAGGTGCGCAGTTCAAGCTGTACGGGAATGAGTGTGAGGTGCGGATGAAGCACTTTGCAACGGGCCTGACGTATAGCGTTCCAAACCCCTTCGCGGGTGGGAGTGCAGAGGTGTGACGGTAGATCAGCTTCTCTCCCGGCCGCCCCCCGGGCCATTCGTCGGGCCGGTCAATGTTCCGGAGCTGAACCGCATCCTGGCGAGGGTGCAGGCTAGGTTGGGTGTGTTGGAGAGGGTGGAGGCGGCGGCTGGCGCCGCGGTCACCAGTACCGACATCTTTGCATCTCTCCCACTAGACGCGGACACCAACGAGCTTGATAGCGGAAATGCCACTGTTCTCCGCATTACCCCGAGTGGGGTGTTCAGAATCAATGGCCTGCGGCCGCCTGCGGCCGCCGAGCGCAAGCGCATCTACAACATCGGTGGCGTTAACATGTTGCTAACGCATAACTCCGGCGCTGCCCCTGCGGGCAGCGCCTTCACATGTCAGGGGCTCGGGGATATCCGCCTCGGCCCAGGGTTCGGGGCGGATTGCGTGTATGATCCTGTCTCTACCGTCTGGAGGGCGAGTGCGTTGTAGGAATTGGTTGTTGTTTGTACTGGCGTTGCTTGGTGCCCTACCTGCGTTTTCTCAGGTTGGGGTCTACAACTGGAGGGTGTTGGACGCATCGCAAACCCCCACCGCGAGACCCCCGAACTACTACGTCGCGGAGACCTTCCTGGAGCTCAGCGCCCTCCCCGACCTGGAGGAGAAAGACCTCGGACGGGCCAACGACACGGGGGAGCTCTACTACTACGATGGAAGTAGCTGGTTGAGCCTGACGGCCACTACAGTGGTTGGTGGGGCAGACACGCAGGTCCAGTTCAACGATGGTGGGAACTTCGCTGGGGATAGTGCCTTTCTCTGGGATAAGACCAACAATGTCCTCGGTATTGGCACCGCAACTGCATCAACCTCTGTCATCGCTGGGAGGAAGGACCAAGACGCGGCGAGTATCTTCAACATCACCAACGCTAGTGCTGGCACGGCTGGGCACTCCGCCTTCCAATGCAATTCAGACACGGTGAACGCCGCGTTGCGGTGCCATAGTTCCACGCGCACAAGCACACAGTGTGGGGGGTTGGGGAACACCGCGGATATTGTGGCTGTCTCCGCAGGCTCTTTGAACATCTGCGGGCTATCTACTACCCCCATTCGATTAGTTAATGGTAATACCTACCGGGCGGAGGTGTCGGGAGGGGGGCTATTTAGGATCCTCGACTGGGGGACGAAGCCAACGTGTGACTCCTCCGCCGCAGGGGGGTTTTTCTTCGACACCGGCACCCCTGACACTTTTGAGGTGTGTACGAAGGACTCGGGGAGTTCATATGCCTGGCGCCCAGCGCAGTTGATGGATGGGGACAGGGGGGATATTACGGTATCCGCCGCAGGGGCCACGTGGAACGTCGATGCAGGCGCCATCTCCCTGACGACCGACGTTACCGGAGTCCTCCCCACCGCGAACGGCGGGACTGGCCTCGATACAAGTGCAACGGGCGATGATCGTGTCCTCGTCAGCAACGGAAGTGGCTGGCAGACGAAGGCCCTCGCAAACGGGACGTTGGTTTATAACTCGACCACCAACACGTTCTCGGCTGGGGGGAGTACTGGGACGATTGCGAGGGTGACGGCGGATAGGGCCACCACCTCTGCCGCCTTCAGTGATGTGACAGACCTGACCTTCGCCATCGCCGCAAGCACCACCTACAGCTTCACTTGTGAACTGGCCTACACAACCGCGGCGAGCACCACCGCCCTCCAGTTGGCTATCAACGGTCCTGCATCGCCCACGGCGATGCAATATAGCGTCTTCACGACCACCGCGGCTGTAGCGGTGCATGGGGCGGTGCAGACTGCCTATGACACGGTGACAAACCCGGCCACTGGTGGCGGAGCCACGGCCCTCCCGGTCCGCATCACCGGAACCCTTGAGAACGTTAACAGCGGGACTCTCGCAATCCGCTTCCGTACGGAGGTGGCAGCTAGTACGGTGACCATCCTACGTGGGGGTTGGTGTGTGTTGTTTTAGATGACGATGAAAGGAAGGCCCAAATGGCGAAGGCACTTGTGACTGGTTATGGACGGGGCTCCGCCCTTAGCAACGGCGACTTCGAGATCACGGTGGAGTATCAGGTTTATGACTCCGGAGTTAATGGCGGCCTAACCCAGTTCTCCACTGCGATCTACACGGCCCCTGCAACCACCCTCGGCCTCGTCGTCAGCACCCTTCGCACCAACGCCATTGCCGCAGTGATTTCGGACGCTAGTACGATGGGCTACACGTTGGGTGCGTTGGACGTTGTCCTCCTGGCCTGAGTGTAGTATAATATAGTCTCTCCCACCCCATACGAGGACCAAAATGGCCGCTCTTGAGCCCGGCGGGGGCCTGCCCCAGGCCCCCCGTCCCACAACCCCCTGGTCGAACCCATACGGAGTCCCACCCCCTACCCAACCCACCCGCCCCACCTTCGACTACAGCGCGGAGGGGGGTTTGGGTGGGGCGGATGCGGAGGGACTCCGCAGTGTCTTCTCCTCCCTAGTCGCGCGGATGGGAGGGGATGAACAACGCGCAGCGGCCGTCTTCCGTCGCTACATGGACGAGTACAACAGGGGGAGGGCTATTCAGGATCCGCTGATTGCGGAGGATCAGTGGGTTGCGGGGGCGGGGAACTTGAATCCCGACGACCCTCGGACATTCGGCCGTTACGCCGCCGATGCGAGGGGGTTCGCCCGGCAGCGGGACGACGTGCTCGCGCAGCTTGAAGAGGCGGGGTTGGAGGGCGGGGAGCTGGATGCCGCTAGGGCGGCGGCCATCACGGGGCTTGCGGGGAGGCTCGCAGACGCCCGCGCTGGGGCGGTGGAAGGTGCGAGGAACCGCCTCTATGACGTTTCCACGGGGATGAAGACGGGGTATTCCCCTGGGGATGACTCCGGCAGCGCCCAAGCCCTCATGGGCTACTACGCTAACAAGGAAGAGGGGGAGGCGAACAGGGCGCTTCAGCGTTATGGAATCGATACTAACCGCGACATGGCCCTATATCAGGGTGATAGGGACTACATGCTCCAGAAGTATGGGATCGATATTGGGGCGGCGGGGCAGTATCGAGGACAGACTCTCCAGGATGAGGCCAGCAGGCGGATGGAGGCACTGGAGCGCGCGAAGTTGAAGGCAAGCAAGGGCGGGTTCTTGGGCGGCTTGCTTGGTACTCTCGGGAGTATTGCTGGGACTGCCTTCGGCGGGCCGATCGGAGGGGCGGCAGGTGGTTGGCTCGGGGGGTTGTTCGGGAGCAGGGGTGGCTCCTCCACAAGTGGCAACTCTATGTTCTTCAACCAAGATCCCGGCCGCCTCGGCGGTGGGGCCGGCAGTGGCTATCAGGTGAACTTCCCATGACATCCATTCTAGGCGACGCGGGGGGGCTCTCTGCGGGGCAGGGCAAGGGGATTAACTGGAAGGCCATCATCCCCGCCGCTGTTGCTTCCGGCATCGCCGGGAGCATTGGTGGGGATGATATCAACTGGGGGGATGCAATTGCTGCCTTCGGGCAGGGCGTTGCGGGGAGCAAGCTTCAACAGGCCCTGGAGAAGAGGAAGCGCGACAATGAACAAGGCGACTTCCTCATCAAGAAGGCGTATGAGGATGTAGATGCGCTGGCGGGGAGTGACATCTCCGGGATTGACGTCCCTGAGGGCCTAAAGACCCGCCTCGCGGAGCTTCATCAAAAGGCCAACGAAGCCCGGATGAACGACGGGATTGTCACGCCGAGGGAGGCCCAGGAACTCATCGCCCTTGCAGCCCCGATCAAGTCGGCTCTTGCGGAGGCGAAGACCCAGCAAGCTTCGCCTGCTGCGCAGGCGAAGCGGGAGCAGGAGGCGGCGCTTGCGAGGTTTGTGGAGCAGGCGAGGCTGACGCAGCAGTTTCCATTTACAGAGGAAACGTCCGGGCCGGAGGGAGAGGAGAGTGTTATCTATGACTCTCCTGAAGCGCTCGGGAAGGCCCGCTTCGCGCGGGATCTGGAGAGCAAGGACGTTGTTTACGATGCGGAGATGGGCTGGATCCCGCGCAAGGACGCCCTTCGTACTCGCGAG